CTGCTAACGACGGTAGATCAGCTAACGCACCTCTTTTAAACTTAAGGGTAGGAGCTGCCATGTCTTTTTTTACACACTTTTCTTAACTTTATTTATTCAAACTCTCCGTAATCAATACGGCCATCTTGGATACCATCTCCAAGATCGACGATGTTGAATGGGGTCTTGAATATGTAAGTATTTGTGGTGTTGTCGAAGGTGAGAACACCATCGTTTGGAGGTGCTGCTGTCGTAATTGCAATACCATTGAATGCTGTAGCAGATGTACTTACCTGAGTTGTTGCAATAAACTGACCCGAAGATGCATCAAATACTAAAGCATCTCCATTAGTAATAGAAGTAGTGGATGCAGCAGCAATGTTGGTCAGAGGACCCAGATCAACCGATCCACCAGTGCTTTGTGGTCCCTCTGTACTTCCAGTCCATACACCAGCCTTTGCGTCATACTGAAGGAATGCTCCATTCACAAGAACAGAGTCTCTGTCAACATCATCCAAGAACTGAAGATTGACTTCACCGCCACCACCTTGGACTTCTACTTTCTGGATGGTCTCATAGAGCATCTTACGAAGCATATCAACTTCCCGTGTCAAACGGTTCAAGCTGTCTTCCTCTTCAGTAATCTGTTCTTCCTTAGGAACAAGGATGTCCAGATTATCTTTCCATCTCTCTATGTTTTCGGAGAGTTCTTCTTGCTGTTGCTCTTCTTGCTCCAGTTCTGCGATTTCTTCTTCAAACTTCTCAGCACCGGGAGAGGGTTGTAGTGGTTCTGGAGAGATGATATCAACTGATTCAATCTCTGTCGGGGTGTAGTTTTGTTTCCAGTCATCAGTCTTAACCGGCTCTTGCGGTTTGTCAAAGAACAAATTTTCAAATATTTTTGCGTCTTTCTTGCGTTTTTCCTCTTTTTCTACAAGTTTTTGCTTTGCACGCTTTTTTTCTTCTTTAAGACTTGTAAATAGGTCTCCAAGAGATACCTCTCCGATTATTTCTTTAGTCTTTTCTTTTTCTTTTTTCTTCTCTCCTCCAATCATGGAGAAGAAATCTCCTAGATCATCCATTAGACAGAAACCGTAGGGAATGCCATAACACTACCTTCAAAGACTTTAGACACTGTGCCCAGTCCTGAGGTGACAACAACATCATAATAATTTCTACCTTCTGCAATAGCAGTGGTTACACCAACAGTCATTGCAAGACTAATAATACCAGTGGTAGATGTGATACCCACAGTAAAATCATGGGATACCTTGGCCTCTGGAAACTTCCTGACCTTGGCCACACCAGTATAACCAGTAAGGTTAAAAGGTGTCTTATCAGGGTTCTTCATCTCCAAATCTTGATTGAAGTCAGTCCCCTTGTTAATTTGAAGATTTAAACCTTGAGGTGCTATCATCAGTCTTTCTAATTATTTAGTTTCTTTGTTGACATTCTTCAGCATTTTTTGAAGGTCTGCTGTAGAACCTACAAACAGTGCGTTGTTTGTAACTGAAGATGGTCCCTTCTCTTCTTCCTTATTTACATCTTTCAACTTCTTTTGTAGATCCATAAGTTTGTCTGTGGCATCAGACACACTCTTGATTAACTGACCAGCAACCTCATAGGCTCTAGGCATCTCACTCTCTTGAGCAAGTTCTAGGATACCGTTGATGGCTTCTTGTCCTTTTTCAATGATTGAATATAGATTACCCCTGGTGTATTCATAGTCTTTGCGGATATCTTCACTGGAGTTTTCAAACTTGGCCAGTTTGGCATCGAGATCATTGGGTTTTACCTTCTCTATTTCGACGGGAGTAACGTCAAACGTTTCGTCGAGTTGTTCATATTTGTCCATAGTTTAACCTTAGAAAACGTTCCCGTCAAACCCAAAGTCATCTCCAAGTTCGATTTTGATATTATCGGCTTGGGTGATGTTGTAGACAGGAGAACCCATGACATGATTTTGTAGTGGGGTCTTATCTTGGGCTCTTTTTACAACAATCCTATTATCTGATACTGTCTCAACATACATCTCTTCTTGTCCGATGTAGATGTATGTTCCCTCTTTGATTGATGCACCGTTCTCAACGTCAATGATATTCTCTACCATGTCAACGTTCTCAGCAAGGAGTGTTGCCACAGTTCCATCATAATCTTTGAGTGCCCTAGGTGTAACCTGATAGGTAACATCTCTCTCGTATCCAGAAGACTTGGAACCAGCAATGTAACCAACAGTGACCTTCTTGATGATATCCTTGGAAACATCGGTGAGAGGACCGAAGACCATAGTCTTCGCAGTAAATGTAAATGTATAAAGTAACGCTCTTCTTGTGTCAAAGTTACCCTCATACTCATCCTGCATGTCGATGTTCTCAAGGACAACAGGGACATTGACTACCTGATCGTAGTCACCGAGGAACTTAATAGGGAGGGTATAACCAGGTTGGAAATATGGGACAATCTGTTCTGTGATCTGTAACATGTCATCGTTAAATTTAGTATAAACTGACAAGACGATCGTCATATTGTAGGGGACAGGAAGGAAGGTTTTCTTCTCTTCTGATCCGTCACTGCTAGTAACTACAATCTGTTGAGTCTGAGTTGACTTTCTAGAAGGGTCATATGCAAGAGCTGTGAACTCAAACGACATTCTAGGGAGAGTCATCTGAACCGGATGGTTCAGGTCAGGACTCTGTTGCATACGTGCTAAGAACTTTTGCGTAGGTCCATACGCAAGAGGAACTTTAATCACACTAAAAGTCTGATCCTTCTCATCCTTTTTCTGGATTTGAATTCCATTGAACAAAGAACCAAAACCAATAATTACGGATCTGAAGATCTCGTTGTAAAAATACTCAAACATTATTTTGTAGCACTATACCTTTATTTATGGCATCCCAAAGGGGTTATCATATGAGAAGTCGATTATATTGTCTGCAGCCAGTTCAATAACTTGGTTAGCAGCATAAGGACTGACGATATCATCAGTGTTGAGATGACCGATTACATAGGTGGCTCCTGATGTCTCACCCACCAAATATTCACCTGCAACAAAAGATCCAGCGATAATTCCTAGTTGCATAAAGTTGGTGTTTGCGTTCCAATCTTTGACCCTTGCAGTGCATCCAGAGGTAGATCCCTTGACAATCTCATTAAAGATATATGTACCACCAACTGTGATAATCGTACCATCAGGAAGCTTACCTTCAGATGCAGGAGGATCGATTGCAACCGTGGGAGTGAACTGGAAGTTATCACCACCGTTGGTGACATAGACATCAGTGACCACACCAGCACGACTGATTGTAGCAAATCCAACAGCTGCATCCTCAGGACCAGGTGTGGAGGAACTAAAGAAGAACTGTTCGCTACTAAAGAAGATGTATGTCTCATCGAATGTGGGATAGACACCGATACGAACCTCGGGTGCCTGCATGTATCCCGAACCACCACTGATGACTTCGACATCTCTGACAGAATTAGAACTTGCAATACTGACTGTGGCTGCAAATCCAGTTCCACCACCACCTTGTACTGTGACCATAGGTGGTTCAGTGTAACCACAACCAGCATTAGTCAGAAGGATTGCGTCAACTCTACCAGACTTACCTGAACATCCTGGATATTCGTAGGACACCGATGCAATACCTGTGGCTGTAATACCACCAGAAGGTGCAGAGGAGAAAGCGACAACAGGTTGCCCACTAAAGTTCTTACCCATGTTGCTGATATGAACTGTCTGTACTGCACCCTTAGGACACATGATAGCAGTTCCTGCAGCACCAGTACCAGCACCGATAAGATGCATGGTCTGGATGTATCCAATTTCTTGGATTTCATCATCAATACTATCGATACCAGTATCAAGAACTTCATCCTCATATCTGAAGAGTTCACACTTCAGTTCATAAACATAGTTCTTCTTAAGTGAGTAGAAGGGTTGTTCATGTTCTACAAACTTAATCTCAAACAGTCTATCTCCCAGAGGGAAGTAGATTAGATCACCCTCCTTTGGTCTCTCAGTAATCTTACCGTCTGGTAATCCCTTGATCATAGGAGATACATAATCTTCCCATCTCTCCCTAGAGATAGTCAGTTCTAAATCATCTCTGTTCTCAATACCAAACTTCGACAGGATAGTACCTTGACCGGTATATCCTTCATAGGTATTGACATACGCCTCTAGAGGGACAGCAGTCGTAAAGTTAGACTGAATGACCTCTCTGATAATCTTATGTGTGGTTGCATACTGACGAGGTAGGTAATGAACCTCAATACCATACATCTGAATCTGTTCGTTATACAGACTCTGTAGTAGGTTTTGTTCGGGTTTAGAACCGTTTAGAAAGAATGGATTTAACATGTGTTATCACCCAATCAGGTCAAGGGGTGGTAACTCATATGTTGTTGGCATAATTTCTTTAAGTCTGTCGATCTCTCGTTGAGCATCGTCGTAAATTTGTCTTCCGTTAAATTCAATACCACCAGGAAGTTTAACACCCTGGAACTTGATAAGGTTCATGCCCCATTGTCTCTTGACTAGTGCGGTTGCATAAGGTTTGAGGAATGAGTCATTCCAAACTCTAGTGTAGTCAAGGGGATCCATTTGTCTCCAACAATCAATAATAAGATATTGTTTGGGAAGGATAGTAGTCCAATCAATATCAAGATATAACCTATCTTGACGCATATTAAATCTAATCTGCTT